TATTTTTTAAATCCTCGAAATAATATTCATCATATTCCTGAGAACCAAAAAAGAATCCTTCAGTAGTAGGAAGTAACTCACTGGCTGCTGCGGTTGAAACTAAAGCTGGTTCTATAGTCTTACTAAGAAGTCTTAGTTGATCTAAGGATACAGAATACTCCGCACAGTTATCCTTACCACCCTGTACGTTTTGAACAAACCACTGGTGTATTTGGTTCGATTTTCGCCAGTACATTAAAGGGAATTGCACTGTATAGCATGACCACGAAGTATCGTAATCTATTGGAGCGTCTTCAAGTCCATGATTATTGAGTAAACTTGTAAATTCAAAAGTTTTCTCGAAGGGAGGTTTATACTGATTTTGAGGATAAATCCCGAAAGTTTTTGTACCTCGAAAGTACATATCTAAGCCCATAATTAATTGTGGATTAATGAACAATTCTATTATAGTACTATTGTAGTATCTTGTAAATAGTAAATTCTCATTTATTAATTATCACTGATAATTCTCAGAATTTGCCATTCATAGTGGGTCGTATGCTTAAAAAATCATTCAAAAATCGCCATTCATAGTACAGTATTTATAATAATTTTTTGTTGATTTTCGCTGCCTGACCTCAAAAAATGTAGATGAACACTATATAGTATGAAAAAATTTTTTTCCGAAAATTTTGAGAAAAAAGTTTTCCACAGGACAGTGCGAGTTTTCCACATACAAAAAATGTACTGGATACTATGAGTAAAAATACTTATATAAATATCAAATTAATTATTACTTAAGTATTACTCTATTGCTATTAAATCAATATTAAATTAAAATACAGTAGGCACTATGCCTATTTTTAAACAACCCAAATTTAAAACAATGCAAAGCGATTTTTTAAACCAACTAGAAAACAGTTTTAAAAATTCTAGTTCTCAATTCTCAGCACAAAATAATCAATTAGTTGCTGAAAACTTAGGGTATCAAAACTCATCTAATGAGACTATATATAAAGGCTCAAAATTTATTGATGATGTTTTTAAAGAGGATATTGATTTAATTTTTAAAAAACATAATCTAGACTTTGAAGCTGTACGCACCCCTTTATTTTATAAAAGTACATCAGGTGAATTAATAGAAGTTACTGACCACCAAGCAATTATTAATAACAAAAATAATAATCTTTTAAATATTCCTAAGTTGCAATACACCACATTACAACTAAGTGCAATTAAAAAACTTATTTCTAGTATTAGAGATATGACAACAATAGAATCAATTACAAATATTGATGATAAAAGATTTATTATTAATTTAATGATTGATGGACAGATAAAAGAAGTACAAAAGGATGATCCGCACAAATTAAGATTAGTAATTGTTTCTAGTCACGACTCTAGTGTTAGTTGTCACATTTCATTTTTTCATACGAGAATGTGGTGTTTTAATCAAATGAATAAGTTAAAACAATCAGAACCGTTAATTTTTAAACATACAAAATCTATTAATGATAATGTATCTAGACTAGGTTCTATTATTGATTTTAAAAAGGGAGAATTTACCAAATCAATAGAAGATTATAAATTAATGGTACGCAAAGAAATAAAAGAAGAACAAGTTAAACAAGTGTTAGAAACTTTATTTTATGAAAAATGGAAAAATAAGAAGGTTTGTACAGATAGAGTTTTAAAAGAAACAAGAGAGAAAACATATCTTGATTTAGTAGAGGTTAAACAAATTAAAGAGAATCTCGAAAGAGAATTTGAACAAAACGGTAGAACGGCTTACAGTTTACATAATGGAATTAATTACTATTACTCACATCAAATGGGAGCTAGTAATATTAAAGACGAGAGCGAAAGAGCAAGAATAAGATTAGAGCAAAATCTATACGGCAAAAACTCAAATATAATAGATAAATCTAAGGAGTTATGTCTAGCTTTATAAATAACTAAGCTAACAACTAACAAAACTAGCTCAGGAACTAAAAAACCTGAGCTTTTTTAATGCAAATTTAAGTGAATGAGTCTTAAATAAAACAGTTAAGAATCCTATAATTTTAAACTTGTTAAGGTGTATTTGTACTGTTACACATTTAAAAATGTATGATTATTAATTTTAGACAGTAAAACCCTTGCTATAACTAGGTTTTTATTGTTCAATTCTCATTAATCTTACTGTTTTTTATTGCTTATATTGTATTTGTTAAATAAAAAATAAATGTTAAAATAGAATAGGCAACATGCCTATTTTTAAACACCTAAATTAAAAAGGAGCTGAAACAGTGACCAAAACACCAACACAAAAAAGACTACAAATTAACAAACAGTTAATTGATTTTAGAGAAAATCTAAAACCCGAATGGGGATCTATTGTTACTACACCTGACGTAGATTCCTATATAAAAGAGGATTTCGAAAATAATATTATGGAAATTCTTAGTTTATTAAAAAGACACGTCATTTTTGATTATGGAATTACATCTAAAGAAGATGCAAAACTAAATGAATATAATAGAAAAGCAAAAGACGGAAACAGAATACATAGCAGTTATAAATTAAAAAATAATAAGGTGATATGGATTATCACAAGTGGATATTATCAACACGAATTAAACAAACAATTTAAAACTTCTGATTATTGTTATACAACTGTATTATTCCCAAATGAATATTAAATAAAATTACTTCAGGAACTAAACAAATGATTATTACATTAAAAGGTAAACTAATTCCAAAAACAATTATTTTAAATCCAAAATGGAAAAAACCAAAAAACAAAAATTCAAATCAAAAATAAAAGATTTAATTATTAAATCAACAAGTGAAGGAAAACACGAAACCGCAATGCAACTTTATCAAACTTATTTTCTTTTTAAAAAATCATTATGACTAAACGAGCTAAAAAACAAATTAAAGAAAATGCAAAAGCAATGCGAGAACTTAACGAGTGGTCACGCAAAGTTTTTGGATACACAAAGAACGGCTGGCTTTATGTTGATAATAAACCAGTTTCTTATATTGGAAATGATAATGAAAATGAATAGTTTTTACACTCTCACTTCATACCAACTCTATAACACCCAAACCACTATGGAACGCAACCACCCCAGAACCCAAGCCGTAACGATTTATTTTAATAAACAATTTTTCGCTATGGTATTTTTCATAATTACATTTATTGGTGCGAGCTACTACGCACCCGAACATATACCGCAGCAGCCACCGACCCAAGTTAAAAATTAATCGGAGGAGCTGCACTATATAACACGCCCGCAAAAATCTGCGGGTTTTTTATTGTCTAATTATTCCACTAGCCACCGCATGCACAGGCTACCGCATGCACAGGCTACCGCATGCAGCAGACGGGGCAGTGTTGCAAAAAAATTTTTTATATATCTATACACCCTGAACCTACTGATAAATCTACAAATTAAGACTACTTTTTCTTTCCTTCTACACTAATAGACAATGTTGGAGTGTTTAGATTAATTGTCTCTTCACTTTCCCCAAGAACTTTTCCTAACGAATCCAATATCTGAGCAGCAGTTTGAAGCTGGCCCCTCTTCATCGCCTTGTTGAAAAGTCTCATTCTCATTCCCTGGAGTCGTGAAATCATTTTCTCTCTATCTTTTTCCCAATCTTCATCGTTCCATTCTTTTACCTGTCTCCAATCTCTCCACGCTGTATCCACCCCAATATTCTCTTTAGAAGCGTGATCGTGAACTAACTGTCTAGTTGTTAAGCCTTCAAGCTGGCGATTATACAATCTCTGCCTTCTCGCTTCGATAACTACATCTGGATTTCGCTTTCCACAGACCTTGCCACCCATAGGTGCATTTGGACTGTCTACATCTGGTCGATAGTATGCTTGAGCCACGGACTAAATAAATACTAATACTTGAATAATAACCCTAAAAACACTGTTTAGTCGACTAAAACACGGAAATTTGTTCATATTTAAGCTATTCTTTACTACATGAGTACAAAAACAGCCGAAAATCTCTCCCTCCGATGGGCACAGGGGGAGGTGTTCAACGCAAAAAACCGATTTAGAGTCCTCGTAGCTGGCAGAAGATTTGGAAAATCCTATTTATCCTGTATCGAACTTTTAAAAGCAGCAATAGACCGCCCAGGTGAAACATATTTCTACTGTGCTCCCACTTACCGCATGGCAAAAGACATCGCATGGAAAGAAATAAAGAAACTTATCCCACGAGAGTGGATACAATCCAAAAACGAAACCGATCTTAAAATAGAACTAATAAATGGATCGCTGATCGAGCTAAAAGGAACCGAAAACGCAACAACCCTGCGTGGTCGAAGCCTCGCTGGAGTAGTACTTGATGAAGCAGCCTTCATGGATTCTGATGTCTGGTTCCAGGTAATCCGACCAGCCCTCGCAGATAAACAAGGATGGGCACTCTTCATTTCTACACCAGACGGCACAGCCTCATGGTTTTATGATTTATGGTGTTATGTTCCAGAAGATGAAACAGGTGATTGGAAACGCTGGAGCTTCACAACAATAGACGGGGGTAATGTTCCAGAAGAAGAAGTTGAAGCAGCAAAGGCACAATTAGATAGCAGAACATTCAAGCAGGAGTTCGAGGCAAGTTTCGAGAATCTCACGGGTCTTGTTGCAGTCTCATTTTCAGATTCCAACATTTCTACCGAAGCGGAGGACATATCCATCGCCCCACTTTTATTAGGAGTCGATTTTAACGTAGATCCACTTTGCGGAATCTGTGCTGTTCGCTACCGAGACATACTTTACGTCTTTGACGAGATAATTTTGACGGGCGGTGCAACAACCTGGGATTTTGCCGAGGAAGTTACAAATCGTTACGGAGTAGAAAGACGAATAGTTGCTTGCCCCGACCCAACAGGTGCAGCCCGAAAAACATCAGGAGTAGGCTCAACGGACCATACTATCCTACGCAGAAGTGGATTTACAGTATCTTCTCCACGTTCACCCTGGAAAGTCCGTGACAAAGTAACCGCAATCAACACCGCACTATACGATGCAGCAGGAGAAAGACGAACTTTAATCCACCCACGCTGCAAAGAACTTATAAAATCCCTCCGCACCCTGACTTATGCTCCAAACACAGGTATGCCAAATAAAAACCTTGGAGTTGATCACGCATTTGACGCTTTTGGTTATCTTTGCCTCCAGCAATTTAACCTTGCAAAACCAGAGACATTAGGGCAAACTTCGTTTAGAATATATTAAGAACTACCTAATTCTTATCATGCCTTACCACACTGGAATGAAGAAAAAGAAGAAGAAAAAGAAGGGAGG